TTTCCAGATGCAGCAGCCGGAGAGGTAGAAACCTGCATCAGCAAAAGCCCTGCGGAAGTTCAGTCCTTCGGTGTCCGCATGAAACACATAGATGGAAGCATCGCCGGTCATGACGGCTTCCATATTGGTGAATGCGTCGAGCAGGAACTGATAGAAGGCGTCATTTGACATGTTGTCGTTCTTGATCTTCCCGGCAGAGCCTTCATAGTTCACATTGTAAGGAGGGTCCGTGATCACGAGGTTGGCCTTGATGTCGCCCATCAGAGTGTCGTAGGTTTCCTTCTTTGTGGAATCTCCGCAGACCAGACGGTGCCGACCGAGCGTCCAGACGTCGCCAGCCTTGGTAAAGGAGGGCTTTTTCAGCTCCTCATCCACATCGAAATCATCGTCATGCATGCCGTCCTTCAGGCTGTCCTTGAAAAGGTCGTCGATCTCGGCAGGGTCAAAACCGGTAAGGGAAACATCAAAGTCCTCACCCTGCAGGTCAGCGATCAGCAGGGTCAGCTTGTCCTTATCCCAATCGCCGCTGATCTTGTTCAGGGCGATGTTGAGCGCTTTTTCCTTGGCGTCGTCCATTTCAATGACCACACAGTCAACCTCTGTGATGCCAAGGTCGATGAGGACCTTGAGCCTCTGGTGCCCACCGACAACACGACCGGTCGTCTTATTCCAGATGACCGGTTCGACATAACCGAACTCCTCGATGGAGCGTTTCAGTTTTTCGTATTCCTCGTCACCGGGCTTCAGGTCCTTGCGAGGGTTGTATTCGGCAGGAAGCAGCTCTACCGTTTTCTTTTTCTCAATCAGCATATAAGACCCCACTCAGCGAACCTCTCGAAACCGCCGATGCGGTCAATGAAAGTCCTCGCTGTTTCTACGATTCTCTCGTATGGAATACCGTCCACAGCATCGTCACCGATGGCACAGACAAGCTCGACCGGCGTACCGGTTTCCTGCGCCTTGAGCCATGCGTAAATGTTGATGCTGACGTCGGCTTTGGAGAGGTCCTTGCCGTGCAGACCACCGCCGGTCACGGAGTCTCCCATATCGGAGCCGAGCTTCCGGTTAGTGGCACCGGAGTCGACATCCGTGCCGCCGGTCCAGTAACCGAGAGGGTTGATCTCAGCATCCGGGAAGACTTCACGCAGATTGTCCGTCTTGGCGTTGCTCTGGCAGAGGATCAGACGGTCGCCGTTCAGAATGTATTTACCGTCGCTGCCATAGGTGTCATAGAGCTGCTTGGCGATGGCGGTGAGCTTTTTCTGCTCGTCAGTCACCGGGACACCTTTGAAGATGCCGTTGTCGCCGCAGTGGATGCCGTCGATCTGGTTGTCGGCCAGATGCTCATCCTGCGAAACCTCACGGTAGTCCACCAGCAGGTTCCCGGCGATACGGGAAACAGCAGACTTTACCTCATCAGGAGAGAGGGCTACCGAGGTTTCGCTGATAATATGGCAGATGCCGTGGCCAATCAGGACCTCGACGGCGATCTTCGGATTATTCTCTTTTTGATACGCAAGGTCGACAAGAGCACCGGCAATACGGTCGGCCACCTTGTCGGGATGCGCCGGGTTTACTTTCTCAAACATATCAGTTTCCTTTCCGAGCGGTGAGCAGCCGCTCCATCAAATCGTCTTGTGGATTTCTGCCGCCGTACTCCACGGCACAGTTTTCTTTCACGATCTGGTAAATCTGATACCAGACCTGATTGACCTGCTTCATGTAGGTCTGGCTCATTGCAACATACGGTGAAGCGATGGCATTGCCGGTGGTGGGATGCTTGGCCAGAAAGCCGAACTCGGATATCGCTTCCTCGCACTGAATCCATCGGGAGACTGACATGGCGTACTGCTCAATCAGCTGGTTGTTTACTAACATTTCACAGCCACGAGCCTTGAGCCAGTTCCAAGTATCCCGGTAGACCTCTTCGGCACACAGATCTTTGCCGTTCTTCTGAGCGGCTTTTAAGTATTCTTTGACCGGAGGAACAACCGCTCCTTCGATTTCTGCCGGTTCCGGGAGCACCATCGCACCATTTAACCTGCCGTCAGCGATTTTATCTGTCAGGGCCTTGGATTTTCTTCCGGCACCGACACGCTGACCGCCTCTCATAGTTCCGTCTTTTGCCACACATTTCACCTCGCTTTCCGGGCTGGGGGTTAATACCCCGTTTGATTTCTGATTTTTGCGCTCGTGACCCCACGCCGCTGTCCGGGTAGAAAGGTCGTAGAGATTTGACCCGCCCCACGGTCACCGGTCACCGAGCTCGTGATGGATCTTCGTGTGACACGACTGGCACAGGCTCATCAGGTTGCTGGCATCGTGGGTGCCGCCTTGGGAAATAGGAAGAATATGATGAACTTCCTCGACCGATGTTAACCGACCTTCCTTAAGGCACTGCTCACACAGAGGGTGGGCCGCTGCATACCTGTCACGGATACGCTTCCAAGCCCTGCCGTATTTGCGGTTGACGTCCGGGCTGCGCTCGTACTTGTTGTACCGATCCCGGTCCAGCTTCTCGTGCTCCTGGCAGAAGCGTCTATCAGTAAGCCTTGGACAGCCGGGGTAAGCGCAGGGTTTCTTTGGACTCCTTGGCACATAATCACCTCGCTTTCCGGGCATAACAAAAGCCCTGCGGGAGAGGGGCTCCCACAAGGCTTCCGTATGTTTTACTTTGTCCATCATAATACTATCATAAGAGGCGACTCTCAATCTCTCTCATTTACTCTCATGATGGCTGACACACAGGAAAGGGCCGTATCGTGCATCCGGTAAATGTGCTGGATGCTGTAATGCATCTCAACCGCAATCTTCTCCCACGAGAGGAAGCACAGATAACGCTTCTCCAGCAGGGTTTGCAGTTCAACATCCGAAACGGCCTGTATTGTGGCCATGATTTCTTTTTTTAGCTCAACCAGATCCTCGACGTCGTGTTTCAGGCTTTCCTCAACCTCGATTATCTTCAAAACGGCCCGTTCTACTTTGGAGCCGCCACGATTCGGGTTTCTCGGCATATCGCTATAAACGACGGTGCAGGATGTGGCCAGTTCATTTAAAGACTCGATTTGCTGGAGCTTGGATTTAATCCGCATATCCAGCGTCCGGGCCTGTGACAGATATTCTTTAGCGGTCATTTCGCTTCTCCTTCCGTAGCTCTTTAATGAGGAATTCCGGATCGACTTTTGACAGGACACCGAACCAGCCGGAGCGGAAGAAACGCTCGATTTCCTGAAGCTCCCGCTCGTCGTCGGTCAGCCGGTAATCCTTGACCGCTTGCAGAATGATGGCATTTGCCAGTTCTTCATATGGGTTCAAAGTCGCACCTCCGAATTTGTGTTCACTCGGATTGGCGAAGATTGTCGATTTTTGTCGTTAGATTTTCAGATTTGCCTTGACCGCAGCGATCAGAGCCGACTGCGTTTTGTCTTTGGCCTTAAGTGCCCGGAGAATCTGCTCATCAATGGTGCCGTTCGTCACGATATGCTGAACGACCACAGTTTCAGCAGTCTGACCTTGCCGCCAGAGCCTTGCTATGGTCTGGGAATAGAGCTCCAAGGACCATGTGAGGCCGAACCAGACGATTGTGTTGCCGCCGGTCTGGAGATTGAGACCGTGTCCAGCAGAAGCCGGGTGGATCAGGGCTACTGGGATTTCGCCGTTGTTCCATCTGCGGATACTGTCGGCTTTGTCCAGCTTGGAAAACGGGATACGCCGATCATGCAGCCGTTTCATGATCCTCTCCAGATCATGCTGGTACCAATAGGCCACCAGAAGAGGCTTACCGTTTGCCGACTCGATGATGTCCTCCAGAGCATCCAGCTTCTGCTCATGAATGGGGACCGTATTCCCGGCATCGTCGTAAATGGCACCATTGGCCATCTGGGAGAGCTTGCCGGAGAGGACTGCGGCATTGGCAGCAGATATTTCGCCTTCGGGCAGGTCCAGAATGAACTGTTTTTTCATCTCGTCGTAGGCATCCTGCTCATCGGGGCTGAGATAGACCTTATATTCGCTGGATATGAGCTCCGGCATTTTTAGGTGGTCCGTGGATTTCATTGAAATGGTGATATCCGAGATTTTCCGGTATATGGCTTGCTCGGCACCGGGTTTCGGACGGTAGCTGTAAACAATCTGGCCGTTCATGGCGTCCGGCACGAAATACTCCTGCCGATAATAGGTGATAAACCGACCGAGTCGTTTTCCCTTGTCTATGACCTTGAACTCTGCCCACAGATCCATCAGTCCGTTGCTGGCTGGAGTGCCGGTGAGCCCAACGACACGCTTGATTCTGGGCCGCACCTGCATCAGAGCCTTGAAGCGTTTTGACTGGTGGTTTTTGAAGGAAGAAAGCTCGTCAACTACGATCATGTCGTAGTCAAACGGGAGCTTGCTTTTCTCGATGAGCCACTGGACGTTCTCACGGTTGATGATGTAAATATCGGCTTTCTTCGTCAGGGCCGCTTTTCGCTCAGCCTCGCTTCCGACCACCACCGAATAGGTCAGGTGGTGAAGCTGGTCCCACTTTTGAAGCTCTGCGCTCCAAGTGTCACGGGCTACTCGAAGCGGAGCGATGACCAACACCTTGTGAACCTCGAAGCTGTCGAACAGCAGGTCCGCAATAGCGGTCAGTGTGATGCTCGTTTTGCCAAGGCCCATGTCCAGCAGCACGGCAGCGAAGGGATGGTCCTCGATATAGTTGATTGCGTACCTCTGGTACTCATGCGGTTCGTATTTCATCAAGTATCCCTCCAATCTGCTCAGGGGCATCAAGGACATATATCTTGAAGCCCAGCCGCCGCAGTAATCCGTGTCTGGCTACCTGCAAAGGTCTCGGTTCCTTGCCCGGTGCCTTGACCTCCACGAATCCGATCTTGCCTCCGGGCAGCAGCACCAGTCGATCCGGCATCCCATCAAATCCGGGACTCACCAGTTTCGGTGCAATGCCGCCGCTGTTTTTCACGGCTTTGACTAAGTGTTGTTCTATGATTTTCTCTCGCATAATGTTCCTCCATCAGGAATTAGGGTGGGTGGTGACGGCCTGTGACATGTATTTCTGTAACTTTTCTTAGGTCTTGTTTTTTAATGCTCTAAGAATAGTTTCTGTAAAGACTGTCAAAGACCGTCACCCTTGGTTCAATCAAGGAAATCCGATTTAAGCTGCAGGCCTAAGATCAGCCGTGCAGATTTGTTTCTCTTCCTTTCAAAACCGGCGCATTCCAGCGCAGTATAGAAATCAGTTGTGCTGCGGATATAGTCGCCCACCTGCATGCAATAGCTGCGGTATGCGTTGTAGACCTCGCCGGATTTAGCGATCAGGCCTGATCCGACCTCACAACATTCATCGAGGAACTGCGAGAGCCAGTCGTTATTGTCCTTGTACTTCTGAATCGCAGCTTCCACCACAGCGGGTTTTACAATGTGGTAGTCCTTTTCGATCACACGCTTGGCACCGGTCATGATCCATTTCAGGATTGCACTGCCAGCTTTGTTGAAAAGATAGTCGGCATAGTTCTTGATGTCAGAGGAGCCTTCAATCTTGGCATTAAACGGAATGACAATCAGCCTACGCCATGTTCCGGCATCAATCGCACCGACCTTCGGCAGATGGTTCGTGTAAAGCACAAGGGTGTGGCTCGGCACGAAACTGAACGGGTCCTTGTACTTTTTCTCCGCATAGATCTCGTCCGTTGAACAGAGCTGTTTGACGTTGGATGTGTTCAGGCGCATGCCTTCCTCCAGCTCGGCGGCAATGATTATCCGTTTACCTTTGGCTTCAGCCAGCTCCGGCTTTACATTCCGCTTGCATCCGACGGTCAGGGTATCTGCGGACATGTTGCCGCTATAGGTGCCAAGCACACGGGAGAGCGTATTCCAGAAGGTGGATTTCCCGTTACGGCCTTCACCGTAGGCAATGATCAGGCCTTCGACACAGACCTTCCCGATAGCGGAAAGGCCAGCGATCTCCTGAACATAATCGATGAGCTCGTTGTCACCGCAGAAGAAGGTCTCCAAAGCGTCCTGCCAGATATCCATACCATCACCGGACGGGTCAACCGTGGTCTGCTTGGTAATGAAATCCGCAGGAGTGTGCTCATGAGCGGAAGGAAGGCCAATACGAAGGTCGTAAGTAGCTGACGGGGTGTTGAGCAGAAATTCGTCTGCGTCAAGCTGCCGCTGGTCAATCTCAACCATCGGATGTGCTTCCTTTAAGGCAGCGGTGATGTATTTGGAATCTCTGCGCTTGATGGCATAGTTGCGGTAGGTCGTGGCGTTCTCGTACTTTTGGAAAGAACGAGCCTGTTCTGAGCTGAAAGCCATAGCCGCTTTCTTTGAACCCATCGATGCCAGCAGCTCCCATGCGCCGTTTTTCATCATTTCGTCGGTTGCCTTCTTGATCTCGGTTTCGGCCTCCTCAAGCTGGCGAGTGGTGAGCTCCTGCGCTACGGCCTGAGCCTTGGGCTTGGATTCCTCCCAGAACCGACCGTTGTAGACCAGAAAATCAGTCGAGGGTGAATAGCGGAGCTTTCCCTCATATTCTCTTGCCAGCACCGTGGCCTGTCCGACGTCGGAATAGTCGGATGGCTTGAGCTGAAGGTCCTGATTGTATTGCTCCGGAGGAATGTATCCTTCCTGTGCAGCGACCTTCCCATAGAACCGCTGTGCGCTGCGCCAGATGCTGTCGAGCTCCGACTGCTCCAAAGGCGGCTGACAGCAAGCGGCCACTTCCGCAAAATACTTATGTGCCTCATCGGTATTGCCAAAGCGTTTCAGGATGCGTCCAGCATAATGGGACAGCGTGGCGTTGCGGCTGCCTTCGGGAATGACGATGTCGCCATAGCTGCCGGAGTCCATGTTGGCGTCAAAATCGTCGTCAGTAAGGAAGGTAGTAAGCGTCATCGGGCCGTCGAAGATCTCGACCTCCGGCTCCTTTGTCCCGAAAAAGAACCGAGCGGCATCGAGTGCCTTGGTGTCGCAGTACGGGAAGATGCTGTTGACCAGCTTTTTCATCTCGCTGTACTGGCAGGGTTCGATGACTCGATCAATAGCGAAGAAGACGTGGAACTTCGGCCTTGCAGCTTTGCCACCTTTGGCTTTCATGTGATTGCGGCTGTAATGAACCGCAAAGGAAGCACCGGGGAAAGCTGTAGCGACGTCTGAAGGATAGACCCATTCTTCCGGATCGTCGCTGTGGTCGTTATCACAATCGACCGGCAAGCAGTCGGAGCCGATGAAATTGTCGTTGCTGCGGTAGTTGCCCTGATACTCAGCACAAACATAATCGTGCTTTACAGCTTCGATGAGACTGTCCTTCCCGGTGACCTCGACCTTATGAGGGTAGGTACAGTTTTCAGGCACCTCCAGACAGTTGGAGCGGTATAAAGTGAATCTCATCTTGTTACCTCCTCGCAGGTCTCGCTGAAGTAGCGGATTCTGTGTCCCTTCCAAGTCGCTCTCTTGATCTCGGCCTCCATGCCCTCGGAGATCCGGTCACCGAAGACCCACATTTCGGCGCATTTACTCAGGATGGCATTCCCAAAAAACAGACCCAGCTCACGCTCCTTGGGCTTGTTGTCGTCAAGGAACTGAGGAAACAGCAGGTGCGGTGCGATGGGAATGTATCCGGCCTCTACCGCAAAACGGCTGTAGCGTCTGGCGGCAGCGGTGTTGCGTTCGACATCTCCGGCATACGGACTGCAGATATACACGATGGGCCTGAATGCCCGGAGAGCTTTTTCTTCTTTTTCAATGGCACAGAAGGCTCCGAATGCTGTGGGATCGGCATAACCTTCTGCGTTTTTGTATTCGGCCATGATAGGCACCTCCAATCTAAAGTTCTCACTACCCACTGGAGGGGTTAGTGGTATTTGAACGAATCAGAATCAGTCTTTTTTATAAAACATGGTCTCGTAGCCATCGGCACGGAGCTTGAGCCCGTTTGCCCACGGCGGGGTCCGGCCCATCTGCTCACAGAGAACCTTCAGGTCGACGCCGGGTCTGGCTTCGATGACCAGCTCGTCGTGAATGTGCATGGTAATGAAGCAGTGCGACATGGTCCGCATTGCGTAGCAGAGAATGTCACGGGAGGTAGCTTGGACGATGTTCTCCACGAGCTTCGGCCCGTAGGTCTCCAGCCGCGCCCACTTCTTTGTACCGCCGATACCCTCGTAGGTGATACACTCGCTGCCGAACTGATTTGTACCGAGCTTGGGCTTCACATACGAGAGGCGTCTGCCGGACGGGAGCGTAATGAAGAGCATCCCGCTCTGGTAGCAGAACTTGATGCCGCAGACCTCGCCGTCCATGTGATACTTCACGGCATTCATAGCTGCCCGGTCGATATCCCACCAGAACCTCACAATGTTCTGGTTCGAGTTGCGCCAAGCAGTGACCAGCGGCTGAAGCTCGTCTTCCAAAAGGCCCATCTCCAAGGCTCCCATCGCTTTGAGAGCTCCGACAGAGCCGCCATAGCCGAGGGCGAGTTCAGCTATTTTGCCTTTTTGCCGCAGGTGGCCATTTACACCATGCTTCTCAACAGGGACCTTGAACATCTGCGATGCGGAAGCGCAGTAGATGTCGCCGCCTTTTTCAAAGACCTCCTGACGCCAGATTTCACCGGCAAACCATGCCAGCACTCTGGCCTCGATTGCCGAGAAGTCGGAGACGATGAACTTGTATCCCGGCTTCGGCACAAAGGCGGTGCGGATCAGTTGAGAGAGCGTATCCGGCACATCTTCGTAGAGAAGCTCCACGCCTTCAAAGTCGCCGCAACGGACAAGCCCACGAGCCTCTGCCAGATCCGGAAGATGGTTCTGGGGCAGGTTCTGCATCTGGATAATGCGTCCGGCCCAACGACCGGTCCTGTTGGCACCATAGAACTGAAACATTCCACGAGCACGACCATCGGCGCAGACTGCCTTTTCCATTGCCTGATACTTCTTGACGGACGATTTGGCCAGCTGCTGCCGGAGAAGGAGAACCTTCTGGAGCTCTGCCGGAGCGGTTTTGAGCATTTCAGCGACTTCCTTCTTACCGAGAGAATCGACCTCCAGCCCGTTGTCCGAAAGCCACTGCTTCATCTGCTGCACTGAGTTGGGGTTATCCAAGGCGGTCAGTTTCTTCATGGCAGCGGTGAGATCCGCACGGGAGCGGGTGTCCATAGCTATGGCTTGATGCACCAGCTCCATATCGAGGGCGACACCTCTGTCGTTAATTTCCTGATCGAGGTGATACTGCTCCCAGACCATTTCCGGCACCGGAAACTTGGCGAGCTTTTCCTGAATGGACATCTCGACCTCGACATCACGGATATTGTACCGTTTGAAGGCAGCCCACTTGTCGGGAGCGTTTTCCGGCAGGTTGCGGGTTCGACCGCCATTGGTCTTTGTCGGCGCACAGGGCTGGCAGAAATACTTGATGAGCTCTTTGCCTTCGGTCAGCTTCTGCTTTCCGAGGCCCAGAACAGCACCGACGCCTTCCAGCGACAGCGGCAAGCCCATGTAAGCGGACCAGATCATGGTGCATTTCCATGAGGTCGGATCGAGGTAATTGCCTACGGTGTCTTCCGGGATGCTGTAGTAGGCGTTATCAAAACCGCCGTGATCCCTGAGCCAGCGGGAAAGGCATATCCTCTCAAACTGAGCGTTGAAGGCCCACTTCGTCACATCATCGTTTGTCAGCGCAGCGATGACCTCCGGCGGGATTGTCTCACCAGAGGCAAGATCGACTACTTGCACGGGGGTGCCGTCTGCGGAATATCCGAAGAGAAGAATGTCGAAATCTGTTGCCTCGGTATATTTGTAGACGCCACACTTGGCAAGGTCCACACTGCTGTAGGTTTCAATATCAATACTGAGTGTTTTCATATACACCGGTCCTTTCCCAAGCCTGATCGGGTGGCAGGATTACACCCACCACCCGCAGGCCGGAGATTACTTCTGTTCGAGTTCCTTCATTCGGGCTTCGTGGTACTCGACTTCACGAATGGCACGTTCTCGTTCAAGCTGCTGACGCTCGGCTTCCCATTTGGCGTTACGAGCTTCACGCTCAGCCTCAAGAGCAGCATTACGCTTTTCACGCTTGCGGTCGTCGATGGTGTCGATGATGGACCTGACGACCCAAAACACGGCCAGAACCAGATAGAGGGACAGAAGCAGGATGCAAAGAATCGTAGTAGCGTTCATGGTGCGCACCTCCTTAAGACAGGAAATCTTCATCCGCATCGGTGGAGAAGTCAGATGCTGCGCTGGACTTGCCGCCGAGGGGTTCGCCGTCACGGATCTTCTGCAGGTTGTTCAGCCCACAGGCTATGCCCTTGTTACCGTTGGAGTTGAAAGCGTAGAAGTTGATGCTGGCACGACCGTATACGCCGGAGTAGACCTCGGAGCGGGTCAGGATCGGATTGCAGTCAGCGTCCACGATGCCGGGAGCCGTAGCAGAGTTGGCGTTGATGAAGTAGCTGCCAGCATAAGCCGGATCGTCCGGACGCTCGGTGTCGCCGTCACGGAGAGGCGTCTTGATAGCGGTGAGAGGCGGTACGGTGCGACCGTTGCCCTTGAGCTTGGCCTGACCTTCCTCGTAGGCCGCCTGAATCGCCGCCTTGATCTTCTGAACGGTCACGGTGTCAGTCTTCGGAATGATGAGGCTGACGCTGAACTTCGGGGTGCCGCCGTTGATGGACTTGGCCTCCCAGACATTGGCATAGGACCAACGGGTGTCCTTGCCAGTGATAACCTTCATGGGGTTTGCGAGTTTAGTAGAATTTGACATATTAGTTGTCCTCCTTGAAATCATCGATAATGGTTGTCATTGCCGGTCTCTTATCGCTGTCCGGCACCAGCGTGGGTTTTCCTTGAGGCTTGGTGATCAGGCCTCCAAGAATGTCGTTGAACTGTTTCTTTCCGAGAAGTGCGGTCATGGCGGTGACGCCGAGAATCTTGTGTTCGTAGGGGTCGTATCCGGCAGCTGTTACGGCTGCGATGACGGCATTCTCGTCTGTGTACTTGCGGTTAGAGCGGCCCTCGACCAGTTTGTAGCCGGACCACTGTTTACCGCTGATGGCTGCCTGAAGCGCATAGTCCTTGATGTCGGATGCCCAAGCGATCAGCTCGTCAATGCGACCGAGGATTTCTTCGACTTCTTCATCTGTGAGCAGAGGCGGCTGCCTGAACTCGAACTTGGCAAGCTCCATGTTGGCGTTGGCTCTTTCACGGCAGTCGGCTTTTGCCTTGCAGAACTGGCACCATTCGCCGCAGTGGTATTCGCCGTCCCCGTTGAAGGCAAGCTCTGCGGTAGGGGCCAGAACCTGATCGGCCCACTCGTAGAGTTCCTCCTTCGGAATGGTGAAAGTGCTGACGTTGGAGCGTCTGGGCTGGTAGATGGTCATGCTGACGGTGTCGATGTCGTAGATGCAGTCGAACAGTTCCAGCGCACCGAGGGCGTACAGCTTCATCTGCGGGTTGTCGTCAGCCTCGACCAGAACGCCTCTGCCGTGCTTGTAGTCCACGATGTGGAGCGTCCCGTCTCCGATAATGACGCAGTCGCCGGTGCCGAAGCCCTCCTCGACATACTTGGAGTAGTCGAGCCGCTGTTCGATCAGGACCACGGGGTCCGGGCAGGTCTTCTTGGCTTCTTCAACCAGCTCCATCACGAAGGCCACATAGCCGTTGGCGCATTCCTCCATTTCGGAGTTGTACCAAGTGAGGTCTTCGGTCGGGTCTTTTGCTTCCCGACCGAGTGCCGTCCGGAGCTTGAACTCACAAAGAGCGTGGGCGTCGGTACCTTCGGCTGCGAAATCGCTGCCTTTGTCGTCGTAGCCTTCACAGAGCCTTGCCGAAGGTGGGCAGTTGAGCCACCTGTGCGAAGACGATGCAGAGAGAAGTGCGTGCTTAGGCATTTCCGAGCACCTCCGCATCCGCCACCAGAGCCTTGTAGCTTGCCGGGTCAACCTCGGAGAGCTTCTTGGCACCGTACTTCAGGAGAAGGTCACGGATCTGAGCGGTGAAGCCATCACGGGACTTTTCTGCCAGAATCGCTCTGACCTCTTCGAGGGTGAGTGCCTTTTCCGGTTCCGGAGCAGGGGCCGCTTCCTCGGTGCCGCTGAATGCGCCGGTCAGCCAGTTGGCGATGTCGTTAATAGAAGATGCAATATCCCGCAACTCCCTGATGGTCGCTTCCATTTCGCTCATTTTGCTCATTACGTTTTCCTCCTTCCTGAGATTGGCTTGTCTGGTTCAGCTGGATCAGCTTCCTCGCCAGACGTCTTGACACTACGCTGATTGCCGTAAGCACTCCGATGAGCTCTTCATCTGTGACGGCTTTGTTGGGTCTGGACTCGCTCATTGGCGGTTCCTCCTTTCTGAGGACCTGTGTTGTTTTGCTGTCCTCAGTACCCACTGGAGGGAAACCGGTGTTTTGAACGAAAAAAATCTGAAAAATTTTAGACCACCGCAGAATTGCTTTCACGGCGGCCTTTGTTGGGTATTAGATGAAGTCCTTCAGGGCTTCACGCAGGATGGAGAACACCTTGTTCTTCTGGTAGTTGATGGTCGACTGGCGTTTGCCCATGTCGGCAGCGATTTCACGCTCCGTCTTGCCCTGCATGATAAGCTCGCAGATGCGTCTGCCGTCCGGGTCAAGGCGGTTCAGCTCGTCGTATAGAGCGTCGAGCAGTTCCTTATCCATAAGGATGGACTCCGCAGACGATGCGTCGTCGGCCAGCGTGTCACCAAGGGTAAGCTCGTCTTCCTCGCCGCCGATAGGCGTGTCGATGGAAACCTTCTTACCGGCAGCGTAGAACGGGCAGCCGGGGCAAACACCGTCACACTTCCAAAGCTGGGCCTTGGTGCAGCGGCACTCGCCGTTCTTCTGGGCATGGTAGCGGGTGTTCCAGATGGGCTGGTAGTATGCCCTGTAAATTTCCTCGCTGACCTCGATAGGGGCCCCGTCGACCGGGATAAAGTACTTCTTGTCGTTGTTTTGCATGAAAATTTCCTCCGTTCGATTTGCTTGGAACGGAGGAAACCTTCATGGTCAGCTGCAAAATGGGTATAGAAATCCAACCACAGTCCCGACGGAGATTTCTCCGTTCCGGTCTGCAGCTTCCTTATCCAGTAGGCAGCTGTTCGTATTAACTTGTCCCATCAGGCGGTACTGGATCGTCCGGGGCCAGTGGACGTACCGCTTGTGGGTGTGAGCTTTCACTCACAGGTACTATTTTATTGAGATTCCGGATTTTCACGAGGAAGTGGGACTTCCGGTTCAAGTGGCCGAAAAAGCCTGAAAAATAGGCAAAAAAAGAAGGCCCTCATGTCTTAAAAGACATAAGAGCCTTGATAAATCAAGGTTTTATACCGGAAGTGCGACTTCCGAATTATTTTTCAGGAGCAGTCATTTTATTCCCGTTTTTGGGTAGTTGTTGCGGAATACCGGCATCTTGCAGCTTTTCGTTCCACATGAAGATGTTTTCCATGTGGTGGTGTTCTATCAGGTACCGATAAATGAGGTATTCCTCATTGGCGGCCATGATATTGTACCCGGCCTTGTTAATCAGATCGTATGAGAAGGACGGGTGCAAGTTCAAGCCGATACAGAGGGCAAGCACACTTTGCAGGGTGGGTTTGGCGTCTTTTTTATTACGGTAGTCCTGAATCATTCGGGAGCTGATGCCGGTGCGTTCTTCCATCTTCTCGTTGGTGTAACCACGACGTTTTACATGATAATCGAGGGTGCCGCAGAATGAGGATGGTATTTCAGCCAGAATATCTGATATCCGCTTTGCCTCTGCTGCGATAGTGGTCATTTCACGGGCACGTTTCTGGACATCCTCATTTTTGCCTTCTCTCGGATTGAATTTTGCCTCCACAAAACTCTTTGAATCGGCATCTCTACAAAGGAAGCATATGCGGTAGAAGGAGTCATCGTATTGTGTGCTGACTCGTGTAGTGCGGTCGAATACCAAACAGCACTCATCGACATGCTCTAAGGCGTATTCGGTAAGAGTTGGTTCAGAATCCTCTACAATGCTTACATATTGAGGATCATTAATGACGAGTAGACCACCAGCGTGAATAAAACGCCTCGCCGCAATATCCTCAGATAAATCTGGGTTAAGCAGGGACTGAATTATGACATTGTTGCGGTCGATGACAAAGGTTTGGCCTTTTTTCAAACTGCCTTTTTTGAAGGAGAATGGCGGGTAGTTCTTACCATCGACAAAGTTGAAAACACCGGCAGCTTGCTCAAAACCGAGCTCAACAGCACGGATCTTTGCGGCTGTCGTTGAAACCTTGAAAAAATCAGCGAACTCACTGATGGCAAGTTCCATGACGTACCCATCACGGAGACGACCACGATATGCTTTGTGAAGTCTGTTTAGAATTTCTGAGAGTTTTGCCTTACCGGTTTTTGCGGGGATAAGAATTTTGGGAGCCAGCGCATTGGCTTGCCACTCCATCCAAGACAGCTCATCTTCGAGCTCGTTGGACTTTTTCTTATAATCCTCGACAACAGCGCAGGAGATTGCTTGGATATCAGGGTTCAAGAGCTTCTGAAGCTCGAAGAACTTATAGTGCTTGTCCCAATGGACACACTCGTGGATTACGGTATTATTTGTCGAACCGATATTTCGCATAAAAACGACATCGGGGTTAACAAGTATGGTTCCGGGGCATATAGTCCGATCTTCTGTTTCCGAGCATGTTTTATCTGTAAAAACCTCGACATTAGCGTCATTGAAATATGTACGACCAAAGATACCGTCCGGCAATGGAGCGTGATAAACTGTCAATCCCATATTTTCAACAATCTCCTTGATGGGGAGCGGCATGGGCTCCTCTAACGCACGGGGACAGTATTTTTCGAGAAATCTCTCCGCATGCTTATCGAGATCTTTTGCGTAGATGTACGGGACCAAGTATTTAGTGAGCGCATCTTCTGCCCGAAACAGTTCTCTTGAATACTCTGATGCATATCCAATGCTGACTTGTTGGAGCCCATTTCTCAAAGTCGCTGATAAAGGTATTGAGATCCAGCATTCAGTAGAATCGCTTTCATAGTCACGTCGGCCACGGCCAGAGATTTCGATTTCCGCACGAACTGTAACTTTACATTCAATCCTGTCGGTATCTGACTCATGGAAATTGACTCCCATGATTTTGAAATCACTCAATTCTACATAGGAGGGGTCGGGAACAACAGAAGTTGATAGGTCCAAGCGACCTTTGTTGTTAAAGAGGTATGATTTAATTTTGCTGAAAATTTGGTTATAGTACACGTCCTCAAGATAGGCCGCAAATGTATCATGCTTCTTGGACAAGACACACCCTCCTAACCGAAAATGATTTAAGCTCACATATTATACCACATCTACGATGAAATTTCAACCATAAACAGTGTAAATTCGAGTGTTTTCAGAGAAAACCTCTTGTGTTTTGCACACTTTCGTGATATAATATCTTAGTCGAGTTCTGAAACAGGCTTTTTTAGATTTAAGGAAGGGAGATCCCGATGGAAGTAAGTTACAAAAAGCTATGGAAGCTGCTAATAGATAAAGACATGAAAAAGAAGGATTTACTTGCTACGGCTGGCATCAGCTGGGCCTCCGTTACGAAACTGTCCAAGGGAGAAACCGTGAGCATGGAAGTCTTAATGAAAATCTGCAAAGCATTAGACTGTAACATCGGAGATATTATGGACCTAATTCCGGAGGAGGAAGCAAGTAGTGAGCAGCAGTGACACAATCATCGGTCACGCCAATCCACATACGATTAAGAAGTTCGAGCTTATCGAAAAGTATGTAGAGGCATGGGCACATAAGTTACTTCAAAATCAATACTGCTCTGGACTTGTTTTTATTGATTGCATGTCCAACAGTGGAGAATACGTAGACGATAGCGGCAAGCAGGTGTTCGGTACGCCGGTCCGTGTTGCCAAGTATCTCCGGAATGTTGCGGGTCAGTATCCATATAAGCAGATCGACCTGTATTTTAGTGATTTGTGCTCTGCCAGAACAGAACATCTAAGAAGTTTGATGCCGAATGACAGTCGCAATTTTCATGTGCATATTACGACCGAGGACGGAAATGAACTGGCCAAGCGTTTAGGCCAGACAATGTCTAACAAAAAGCACTACCTTCTTGTTTACGATCCGTATGAGGCCACCATTGACTGGAATGCGATCATGCCGTTCATCAATAACTGGAGTGAGGTCATTCTTAACCACATGGTTTCGGATTCCATGAGGGCTGTAAAGATGGTTAAGAAAGATGAGGCCAGAAGCAAATATGAACAGACATATTTGATGGATCTGGAGAACCTTATCCCTTACGGAAGCGATAAAAAAGCGTACGAAAAACGCATCGAGGACATCATTAAAGCCCTGCACCGCAATAGAAACTACCAGTACTATATTGCGGCTTTCCCGTTTTTCAACGAGAAAAATGCGATTGTTTACAATCTGATTCACTGCACGAGCAACATTAAGGGATTCAGATTATATAAGCAGTCTGCGTGGCAGACGTTTGGCGGTAAATCTTCGACGAAGAATACGCACGGCTTAGAAAACCAGCTGATGCTGGATTTTGAGGGAATTGGCACACCGAAGACTCACACCGACGAGTTCTGCTTTTATATAAAGGATATCGCTGAATATCTGCAGAAGTCGTTCAATGGAAGATCCAATGTCCCTCTGAGCGATGTGTGGACACTTCTTGACAGTCATCCGGTTTTTCCTTCCGATGGGTTCAGGCCTCAGATAAAAAACGAACTTAAACAAAACCATGGTGCCAGCGTAGGCCGAAGCACAATCAGTTTTGTTGATAGGAGCTGATCCGATGAAGAAGGTAAAAGGTTACATCGAAAGAAAAACCATGCTCTACAAAACCGGTGTAGAATATGGCGACTATACGATGAATCATATACAAGGCTGCGCACATGGATGTAAATACCCATGCTACGCTTTTATGATGAAGAAGCGTTTCGGTCAAATTAAGACCTATGAGGAGTGGCTGGAGCCTTATCTGGTGTCAAACACACTGGAACTGTTGGATAAGGAAATCCCTCGGCTGAAGGATAAAATCCAATCTGTGCAGTTGTGCTTTTCAACGGACCCGTTTATGTATCAGTATCCCGAAATACAGAAGATGAGCTTAGCGTCGATCAAGAAGCTCAATGAATCTGGGATAAAGTGTTCTGTTCTAACAAAGGGCATTTTGCCGATTGAGCTGGCGGAGCTCTCAAAAGAAAACGAGTATGGCATCACACTGATCACCACGAATGAGGAGTTTCGGAAGCGTATGGAGCCGGGGTCCGCACCGTGGAAAAAGCGGCTTGCAGCACTAAGGGCTTTACACGACGCCGGATGTAAAACATGGGTAAGCATTGAGCCCTTCCCGACACCCAACATCGTCAGACAAGACTTGCAGGTGTTGCTGGAGGAAGTGAGCTTCGTTGACCGAATTATATTTGGTCGGATGAATTACAGCACCGAAGTTACTGCTTATACGCAACACAAGCAGTTCTTCAACGATAGGGCTGCAGAGGTAATAGCGTTCTGTAATGAGCGTGGTATCAGTTACCACATTAAGGACGGGACGATAACTGAATAAGAGGTATATAAAAGGACCTGCTGTGTGTCAGCAGGCTGTCTCTCTCTTGTAGGAAAGGACTAAGTGTATGGAATGGACTAAGGAGAATGTCATTCAGAAGATGGAGGAGCTCAGAGATAAAGGCTTTATTCGTGTTCCTGCGGATATGTTTAGAAAGGACGATGGAATCGTCGGCCAGATTTTAGAACGTGAATTTGGCGTTGCTGAGAACAATCTGCATCTTGCTGATTTGGGCACATATGAGCTTAAAGGAATGCGGAAAAAGAAAAACAAGGCAAGTACATTAACTCTGTTCCACCAAACATCAACGGCAGGATTAACACCCAATCAAATATTTGATAGGTTTAGTTATGAGAAACCTTCTCAGAGGGACGGATCACTTAAGCGGAAACTATTTACCACAATATATGGGAACAAGGTCAACAGCCTCGGTTTTATTCTGCGTGGGAACGGTGATGCGAATGTCGATTTGTTTTTTAAAGATGAGTATTTAGCAACATGGGATTTGACAAGCGGTAACGGAAAAATAAAACAGGTTTTACTTGCCTTGGCCGAGACGAGAGGGGCTGCCAATTCTAAGGATGAAGAGTTTCATTTTGTTGAGGCGTTTATTCTGAGCTCGCCCAAAAACATTTATGATGCAATCGCTTCTGGTGCTGTTGTAATGGACCTGTGTATTGATCAGCCAGCTTCAGATTTCAGAAAGAGGGCTCCTCATGATCGAGGACCTCACATAAGAATACCTATAAGAAAACTAAACAGCTTGTTCGACAATGTCGAGAAGATCATGTAGGAGGTAATAAAATGAGAGAGCACGATCTGGATTTACTTAGAATCAGATTACAAGAAATCAAAGAAATGGGATGGGTCAGAAATCAACGTCCCGGCAATGCCGGTGGTGTAGGCAATACACTGGAGGATCTTCTTGATGTTGCGGAAAACAACCTTCAGTTACCCGATTTTGGAGATTGGGAATTGAAAAGTCAGCGAGCCGAGACGGGATCATTATTGACTTTATTCCATAGTGAGCCAAAGCCTCGTAATGCACGGATAGTTCCGCAGATTCTTCTTCCACTTTATGGATGGCCCCATCAAGATGCCGGTACTCTCTATCCTATGAACGAGAGAAGTTTCCGTCAAACCATTAATGCAACCTCCTGCAGCGACCGTGGGTTTAAGGTCAATGTTGACTGGAACGCTGAATGCATTTTCATTTCCTTTGACTACCGAATGATTGATGATCGCCACGCTGAGTGGCGCAGATTCATAAGAGATGGTGTCGGCACGGGAGATATTGATCCGAATCCGTACTGGACTTTTGCGGACATTTCTCAAAAGCTGAGCACAAAACTCAACAACCTCTTGTATGTAAAAGCCGAAACACGCTACATCTCCGGCAACGAGTGCTTTAAGTACAATGAGATTGAAGCCTATGTTGATCCTACGCTGGAGAGATTTTTGGACCTCATCGAAGCTGGGGCAATTTATGTTGATTTTGACGCACGTACTGGGCACAATCATGGGACAAAATTCCGGATCAGGCCTGCAGCAAAAACCGACTTATATCAGCAACACATAATTGTTTAAGGCGTTTTCTTCAAGAAAAGTTCAAAATTAATCCAGCCTATTCGGGTTGATTTTAGACCAAAAAAGTGCTATAATGGTCCTTGATTTAGGACGAAAGGAGACCAACATGGCTAAAGAACCTATTTATCTTGATACATATGCTTTACAGCAAGATATGCGCATCCGCTTGCCAAAATCGATTCTGAATAACCTTCCGGTCGAGAAAGGCATAACAAAGTTCTCAATTTATTTAGATCAAGAGAAGGGTGAGCTAATCTTGCGCATTGCGGAGGCTCCGAAGGAGGAAGCGGAATGAAACACTTGATTGCATGTGGCGATACACTTGAGTTAATAAAACAGGTAGAACCTGCCTCAATTGATTTGTTGGTAACGTCACCGCCGTATTGGGCCAAACGAGTTTATAATGGCGAAGGAGAGATAGGTTCAGAAGAAACTCCTGAAGCTTATGCATCAAGGCTTGCAGACTTTTTTGATGAGCTTCGTCCGTACCTGAAACCGACCGCTAACATTTTCATTAATGTTGGAGACACGTATTTTGGGTCAGGGGCCGGTGCTTGGAGCAAGTATTTAGACGACGAAGGAAACATTACGCAAGCTCAAAAGGATCGTAAAGAGAAGTATTTTACAACTAAACCGCTTCAACCGAAGATCAAACAAAACGGAAAGCTATACCAAAACAAGCAACTTCTGCTCATTCCTTCTCGGTTTGCCATTGAAATGCAGGAGCGAGGTTGGTTGTTGCGTGACGATATTATTTGGCAGAAGCCTAATAGGATTCCTGCCAGCGTTACTGATCGCCTTAACAACACATATGAACATGTATTCCATTTTGTACTAAACAAGAAGTATTTCTTCGACTTGGATGCAATCAAGATTCTTGGCGCAAATGGCCGCATGAAAAATCCGGGCGATGTCTGGGCCATAAATACGCAACCTCTTAATGGTAGCCACACGGCAACATTCCCAGAGCAACTTGTTGAACAGATTGTTCTGTGTGGAAGCCCGAAAGGTGGCGTTGTGTTCGATCCTTTTTTAGGAACAGGCACAACTTGGATAGTAAGCGACCGACTTGGAAGAAGCTGCATCGGGTTTGAGATCAATCAAGAGTTCTTTGATTTTGCACAGAGCAGGTTTAAGGAAAGCAGGAAATTTGAACAATGTCAACTACCGATTTCATAAGCATTGATAACGCACGGCTTTGTGATTGCAAGAAAGGTTTCCTTTCTTGCATAGAAGCCAGAGATTGGATGAAAAATCAAATAGGCGTATGGCAGTTTATGTACGAGCCAAGGGACATAAGGGACAAATCAGTTCATCCCGCCGTATTTCCTATTGCTATGGCCAAAAGAGTTATTGAACAGTTCACTCACAGAGGTGAACTTGTATTAGATCCTTTTGTCGGGTCTGGAACAACTCTTCTTGCAGCCCAAGATCTGGATCGGAATGCATTAGGTTTTGATTTAAAGCAGGAGTATGTTGACCTCTCAAATTCTCGTGTTTCGGAACCACCTGCTGATTGTCATTGTAGACAAATGGCCTTTTGTGATGATGCCAGAAATATCGTAAACCGTGTCGCACCGGGAACAGTTAAGCTGGCTTTTACATCACCACCTTATGCTAATATACTGAACAGAGAGCGCAAAAATAAAAGTCGCAGGGGTGACTTGCGTGAAAACGAACAGTTCGGCAAGGTTGAGCAGTATAGCCAAGATCCCCGTGATTTAGGAATACTCGATGCTGATTCGTTTGAGAAACAGATATCTGAGATCTTTCGGGATATGATGCCTGTTTTCCAAGAGAAAGCCCATATCCTTATAAATATCACGGACGCATGGATTGATGGAAAACGGGTGCCTTTGCATATAAACATCATCAACGCCATGCGAGCTGCTGGTTATGAATTTAGAAACACAATTATATGGGATCGACGCAACTTGGTGAACAAGATCGGTATTTTTGGATGGCCGAGCAGCTATATCACTATGGGCACAACTTTTGAATACATTCTTGACTTTACGCTCCCTGCTCCCCCAAAGAAGACCAGAGCGAAATCAAAAGAGCAGGATGTGTAAGGCACCTTGTGCTCTTTTGTGATGAACGATTCAACAAAGGACTCAAGGAAGTGAGAATGCCGTGGACACAGATTTTGAAAAACGTGAGTGGGAAGCCCTCACATATGAGGAAAAGAATCGATTGCTTTTTCTCAGGCAAAAGCGGTTGCTCGACATGTTCCTTGAACGGAATGCCATTTCTAAGGCTCAGTATGAAAAAAGCCTTCATGACTTGACATCTAAGATGGGAGCCGTTGTCGAGGCAAGCGAATAGGAAAGGGTATCGAAAAGATGGACCGAAATGTATTGATTTATAGTGCGGCAAGAGAGTATCTTGATAACATCAAGCCATTAGGTGTTAGTCTGGATAAATACTTTCTTGGCGATAGCAGAGATTTCTCATCCTTGAAGGATATCTATATTCAGTTCATTCGGTCGGCGCAAAACTATCAGAGTATGCCAAAGGTGATAAAATTCGACGAGCGAAAAGAACGCATCTCGGAATTAACCTGCGGCCTCGATTATCAACAGATTAAAGACATTTCTCCAGAAGAGCTCTATCAATCGCTTCGTCGAGAGTTTAATGCTGGCGGTGCGGACAGCAACTATAACTGTTGGCATAAATGGAGTAAATCCGTTGTTGACTCGGCAAAGTTCATTTCAGATTTTTCCGATGTGAGAGACTTTGTGGAGTTTGTAAGCAGGTTCGATTACAATGTTTCAACACGAATGGCGTTGCCGCTTTTGATTTCCACAAAGATAAGCGGGGTTGGATTTGCGTTAGCATGCGATACACTTAAGGAACTGGGTTTCACTAATTATTCCAAACCGGATGTTCACATGATGGATGTCTTTTCAGCTCTTGGCCTATCAGAGCATGAACCTGTTTCAACCTTTGAGGCAATTGTCAGAATGTCGGAAAGGTGCAAAACGATAGATGCTGAAGTATCGCCGTATAAGGTTGATAAAGTCTTCTGGCTAATTTGTTCTGGACGCTTTTACCTTGAGGACCCAGAAATCAATATTGGAAGGCACAAGAAACTGTTCATTGAATTTGCTCTGGAGCGAATCGAGGCAGAGTAAACCTTTTAATTATTCCACACTTTTTAATTATTCCTCTGACCACAGTTTTTGAGGGGTAAGTTCCACAGACCCCAGAACCAGTCAGCGACAATCGAATAAACAGAAAAAGGGCTTCCGAAGCTCTGCTGTAAAACACAGCGGAACCTCGAGAACCCTTTATTTTAAGCCTTTTTCAGCACTTGTGTGCCGGAGAAGGCTTTTTCTGTTTGTATCAAAGACAGCGTTTTTATAGACCCTGCTTCTGATAGGAGATCTGATATTCCCGATAGTCATGATACTCTTTATAAACGGCGCAAGAGGCTATTTCGAGTGTGCGTGGCAGTATTACATCCTGTTCTACGGAATGGAATTTTTCGACTGGTTCTTCGTTGACTACCTTTGGGTAGCAAAGTCGAAATGGTGGATAATCCCCGGCACAGAAGATCTGCTTGACACCTGGCACGATCCTAAGTATAAGGCTACAAAGATGCTGAAGCTGCTTATTATGACAGTACCCGTTGCGGCTCTTGCGGGACTTATCGCATGGGCAATAGGATTGGCTCTCTGA